TAGGAGTAAGAGTACGATCAGACATTTGTATTCCTTTCTAAATCAGTGCCTATGTTTTACTTTAGCAGTATCATACAGTGTTGTCAACATCTATTTTGACAGTGTTGCTAAAAATTCTAGTCTTTTAAAACGGCTGAATTCTTCCTGAGCCTTTGCCAGTGTAGCGTTTGCTCGTGACAAATAGAACGGCCGCTTTGTCCGATGATACTCGATCATCTTGGTCAGATAATCGTTGTTGTATTGTTCGAATCTTTTTCTGAGTTTGGCAGTGGTACCAGGAGAAGTTTTTTTGTGATAGTTGTGCCATTCTGCGATTGTTAGCAACATTTCGTCAAACGGATTTGCATCTGCTTCAACTGAATTACGCATTGTGTTCCCTCACATGTTAGCGTATAGAATCACACTAGCACTGTTTAGTAAGGGTGTCAACTCCATTGTTCCAAATTTGTAAACTTTTTATCCAATCGTAGTCATGTTGATACATCTCTACTATTTTATACTTCAACAAACTCACAACTGCTGGATCCATTATATCTTCTCTCATGTAATGACTATCGTAGTTTACTCTAGTTTGATCTGACAAACCTAGATAATAATCAAGGTCATTCATCATTACATATTCATGACTTTTGAAATTCTTTTCTTTAAAGTTAATATCGAACAGAACTTTCTGCAAACCAGTATGTGTATTGTAGTGTCTTTCAATTTCAAACTTTTTAAGCCACTCGTTTGCATCATCTACTGTCCACATTGGTATGTTCAAATCCTCTCTAGGAAGATCCCAAACAAAACTGTAAAACCAACTACGCCATCTAAAGTATGGATCTCGTACCACGTGTACCAATTTGTAATTTTGTGGTTGCACAGACTTGGTAAATCTATAATCAAAATAATGATATTGTTTGTACAAAATATTCCTTGAAATTCTTCTTAGATGCTGACTGCCGCATCTTGCACAAGCCGCAATAATAGTTTTATTATCGCTGTTGTAAATTGCTTCCATGATTAATTTCCTTCGGAACGTTTTAGAGCTTTAGACATACCATACTTGCGTATATCTCCACTAAACAATGTTAATTCAACTGCTTTGCGTTCATTGGTTACAGTAACGTTTTTGTTGGTTAAAAAATACGGACAATCAATAAACTGATCTAAAAAAATGATTGTTTGTGTTGTTAAGGGCATGTCCAACGGAAAGGGAATATTGTAAGTGGTTATTCCAGCTTGATTCAATGCATCAAATCCAGCTTCTGTTAGTCTTAGGCCGCCTTTGTCCTTTTGTCTAGTGTTTTGCCACCACAAGGGCATGTATTCCGCAACAACACTGTCATTGAACGTTTTACCTAACTCTTTTAAAATTAACTTAGTAAAAACAGTTTTATTCAACTATTTCCTCGCCGCTTGTAAGTTTTACGACTGAAAACTCGGTTGTCTTGAACATGCTGTTTAATTTCTTTGCAAGGTTGAAAGCATGGCCGGGATTACTGAAACTGGTTTTTTTATACTTAGGACCAGGATAGTTTGTTAAGGAATTCATGCTTTTTAAATTGAACGGTTTTTGCTGATAGAATACAGCCCAGATTGCGTCAGCTTCTAAAATCAGCTCACTTTTGTAGGTCCTGCTGTTTGTGTATTGTAACAAGACATTGGGCTTTGGTCTGCTCATATGCGTACTCCATATTATATACGCATATATTTATCTCTTAAGATTACCAATTGCCCTGATCAAGTTTTATTTCTATGGTTTCGTCGTTTGAACTGCTGGCATTTTCTTTTACAAACTTTTCTAAATCGCCGGACATTCGTGCCATTACAATGCCTAGTGTAAAAGCAAGACTTTTTGCAGTGCCAATGTCCAAACGTATATCTTTGGCTTTGCTTGCTTCTGCACTTTGTACTTGCTTTATAAATTGTTGAATAGGTACTGTATTAATTGGTTCGATTGACATTGCTTAATGCAGCCTTCATATCAAACTCTGTTTTGTATGGTCCCATATATTCATTACGTTCAATAGTAATAAGCTTGGGACAAAAACTTTTAAGCCAGTTTACGTTAAATTTTACCAAATAGTATCCTGCACAATACACACTTTTTGATTTTTCACTTTTGGTAAACAATGGTAGTTTTCGACTAATATCATACATACTGTTATACGGCTTGCCACGTGTAGGAAAGCCGTGTACATCTTGTTTGTCGTCTAAATCAGATGGAGAAGAAATTTTTGCAGTTAAAAAGTTTTTGCCAAACTTTTTCTTTAGTTGACTTTCATTTTTAAAAAAATCAACCTTTCCTTTAGTAGACACCACAAATGCATCTTCATCTTTTGTAAGAGTTCCGATGCGTACACCTTCGTCCTCTATGATCCAAAATTTATTATCTAAAATGGGTTTAGCTTGTATTGTCATTTATTGTATCCTGCTTGAAGCGGTTCTGCATACGACTGTGCCTGGTCTGCAATACGTTGCAAGTCCCATTTTGCACAAAACTTCATAAGTCGCATACCTACTTGGCTTAAATCTTTTGCCTCAACAGATTGAATAGTTCCATTGATTTCTTGTTTAATATGTGACGGTTGTGCTGTAAGATCGCACAGCGTAACATTGCGGTTGTAGTCATCAATAACACGATGTTCTACACCGTTGTGGTCAGTCCAACGTTGCAGCATCATGTTATTCCAACTGTAACCTTTGTGTTGTTTGTCAGCAAAGGCTTCGGTAAGGCCTACTTTATTTTTAGTACCTTTGATACGTACACCAGGGTATGCACTAAACACGTTATCGCTAGTGTCTCCACGCATACACTTTTCAAACAGTAGCCATTGCGGATCTGGAGCGGGCTTAGGCTGCTTGGTCTTTTTGTCCAATACTTCTCGACCTTTGTCGTCAAAGTAACCTTCGTGTGTGATAGTCATGTTAGCAACACCATTGTACTGACGCACACGAGGACTGATCAACTGTGCAAAGTCTCCGTCAGTGCTGATAATAACATGATTGTCATCAGGATGATTCTGAATCCAGCCTGCAATCAAGTCATCTGCTTCTAGTACAGGATTTTGCAGTACAGTGCAGTTAGTCTTGGTTGTAACAAAGTCTTTGAACTCATCAAAGATTTCCCAAAACACACGATCCTCTTCTGCTTCACGAGGAGTAAGTGCATCACGTGCATCTTGACGATTGCGTTTATATGGCTGATAAAAGTCTTTACGCCAGCTACGTCCTTCTAAACAAAACACTACATGAGTACCGTTAAAGTCTTGCCATGCTTTTTTAATGCTGTTAAGTGTAATGTGCAGTGCCATGCCTACTTTCGTGTCAATATCGCCACGCACAACGTGACGAGCTCTAAAGAAAGTATTAGCAGTGTCTACAAGGATATATGTGTTCATGATACTTCGGATTTGCCTCTTGCAATTGGTACAACATTAATATACCCTGAATTTCTACTTGTGTCAAGTCCTTCTTCATTTAACATGTTGAATACAATGTCGCGGAACCAACGATCAACAATTTCTTCTTCTGGGTCTGCTTCTGTACCATACCCTGCTCGTATTAATTGTTCAACAAATAGACTATTCCAATCCATTTCAAAAAACCCATTGCGTACATTGTCCTCGTTTACTTTAACGTCGAGAACACTCACCCAAGGTTCACCACGTTTGGTAGCATATGCCTTAGGATCTTTTTTCTTGAGCATTTCTAATTCAGCTTCTTCGAGACGCTTTCGCTCAGCTTCTAATGCTTGTTCTTTTTCTTCTATACCGGTAATTTGTTTAAGCCAGTTCTTTATTACCATCCGATTTTCTCCCAAGGTACATCTTTGTCTCCAAAGTGCCCGTATACACAATTCTTACTGTACTCGTGGAAGTTAAACAAATCAAATCTATCAATAATGCCTTTTGGACTTAGATCTATTTCTTTGCGAATAAACCGTTCAATGCTACGATTATGACCATTGCTGTCAACGAGAATACTAGTTGGCTGTTTAACACCGATAGCGTATGACAATTGAATGTTGCACCAATCTGCCATTTCATCTGCTACTACGTTTTTAGCCAACCAACGAGCCATATATGCAGCACTGCGGTCTACTTTGGTTGGATCTTTGCCACTAAACGCACCACCACCGTGAGGAGCAAAACCACCATAAGTATCAACAATAATCTTACGTCCAGTTACACCAGCATCACCGTCAGGTCCGCCGATAACAAAATTTCCAGTAGGATTGATGTGCCAAACAGTGCGTTCATCGATTAAATCTCCTAATACCTGTTTTACTGCATCACGAATTGGTGCCTTAACACTGTGATTAAATCCATCACGGTGCTGTTGACTAACAACAATTTGATCGATACGTTTAATAATGCCTTCACGTCTAGCACCATTATACTCAACACTTACTTGTGATTTAGCATCAGGCAATAAGAAATTATAGCCATCTAGTCGCATGGCTTTTAGTTTTTTTAAAATTTCATGACTGTAATGAATAGGTGCTGGCATCATGCTAGGTGTATGATTACAAGCATAACCAAACATAATGCCTTGATCACCAGCACCAAAATCGTCTGTACCTAGAGCAATATCAGCACTTTGACTATGGATTTCATTGTAGATCTTTAGTCGATCCCAATGAAACCCATCTTGTTCATAGCCGATCTCTCGAACCTTATTGCGTACAATTTCATTAACTTCGTCTTTGCTTACATTAAAGTTCTTTACTTCGCCCGCCAACGTAACATGGTTGGTAGTTACAAGTGTTTCGACTGCAACACGAGTAGTAGTGTCACCTGCCTTTAACCCAGCATCAACGAGTGCGTCCGAGATTTGGTCT